GAAAAGCCACTTCGTCTATTTTTAAGGTAGCACATTCCATAGCATCTTGTATCAGCTTTGCACGCTTCCCAGAAAATGAAGAAGAGTCTATTTGCTTCTCTAAAATCAGCTTGTCCGACATCAATCTTTGACCATTGGAGATACATGTAGTGAGTACCAGTAAGATAGGTAGCAACACCTTTATTGTAGAACCAAAAGCCTTCTTCACGTCTTTTAAATTCATTATCAATGTATTCATGTAAATTTTGTTTGAATGTTTCTGGGTAAGCTTTCCAATCAAATATAGTTTTGATTTTCTTTAGTTCTGGCCTATGTTTAAAAACCTCCCAATATTGTTCTGATTTTTTATCAGATCTTTTGTATGGATCATCTATAGCAGGTAATGCTATCCTAAGATTTTGGATTTCATATACTTCACCAATTTTACCACTTTTTGATATAACGATGACATCATGTTCTTTATTGTATCCATATTCCCATTTTTTATATCTATTTAACCTTTTAATTACTTGAGGTTTAATAGGTTCTATTACTTTATATAATGTTTGTTCGTACATTATTTAGATCTTCTTTCAGCAAAACCACTAAAGGTATTATCCTTCTTTTCTGTAGGTTTGTTGTCTAATATATTTTTTTCTTCTTCAATACGTGTAAGTATTTCAAACGCATCAAATATAGCAAGCTTTTTAGTTGCAGCTGCATTTTTTAGTCTGTCAGCAGATATATCATCTTCTGAATCTACTATAGGTTCTTTTGCAACCTTAATTAATTCATCAACTGCTCTTTGCCCAGCTTGGATTATATTCTTTTTCGTTTCCTTGACGTTCATACTTAATTACAATATCATTAGATTTCATACAATAAAGACGTTTATCATCTACGATAAAGTCATATTCACCGTTAGGAGTATAACCTATAAGGTCTCCCTCGTGTATTCCTAGCGCTTCTAAGGCACTATTACCATATTTTAATACCCCAATTAACCTTTGTTCAATCCAGTTGTTTATATCGACTTCGTCTTTAAGCGGTGCAACAAAACATCTTTTGCCAAAAGCATTCCATTTATCATTTCTTTTGTATAAATATACTTGATCAAGTTGAACAAAATATAAATTATCCTTAAAATATGCTCTACTATTTTTTTCATTTCCCCTAACATCATAGAATCTTCTAAAAACATTATGATGAATCATAACTAAATCCCCAACTTTTATTGGAGTTTTATATGCTAAAGGAACTGAAATAACTTTTCCTATATTATTAACAGATTTGTAACTTTCAAGCTTAGTGTTAATTATTAAGCTTTTGTCACCTACTTTTACTTCATTATTATATCGCTGGCCGTAAGGCTCAACGATAAAATCGAATAAACTGTTCATTAATATTCTAAATCATATTCAACGGATATTGCCATGTTAGAATTAAATTTCTTCCACGGCAATACCTCGTCATTTTTTTTGATAAAAATGTTGTAAGAATTGTCTTTTTGATCAGATATTATATGTGATATTGTATGACCACCATATACAGACTGACCAACAGAATAATGCATTGCATCGGTTTTATAATCAGAACCAATGCTGATTTTTCTGATAACTGACGACATTATTCTTCTGTTTTATCTTCTTCTTTTTCAATTGGTGTATATGTACCATCAGCTAAATTGATATTTACTGATCCATACTCTTCTTCAAGTTCTTTTTTAAACTCTTCAGTAGATTTGTTAACCTCATGAAATTGCGCTAATACTGCGGTTTTTTGGACTTCTAAAATCCCTGTTTCGTTTAAAAGTTGATTTAACTTTTGTTGAAATTCTTGAATTTTCTTTAATTGGTCTTCTTTGATTTTGTTTGGTTCACTCATGTTAATTTAATTTAATTTATTAATTTTAGTTATTAATATAGTTACACGTATTTTTTATTTTTTAAATATACTTGTAACCTTTTCTCCACTTCGTCCACCGAAGTAGGCTAAAACAACAGCCATCATAACTTTTTCAAAAGTATCATTCCATGTAGCCCCTATGTTAAATGGTATCGTATCTACACTATCAAGTAATCCTGCTAGTGAAAATACAATAATACACCATACTAAAACTAACGGACGTACATTTTTAGAAAGCCACGAATCGGAAGAAGCGTCTGCCTGCCACCTGGAAGTGATAGACTCCATTTCTTTATTCTGTTGCTCGTATATTAATTGTTGTAATTTAATTTTGTCATCAGAGCTTACGTCTGATTTACCTATAGCTGCTATAGCTTCTCCCGGTGATGTTACTCCTTTAATTATATTCCCTAGTGTAGGGTTTACTATTGAAGCAGCACCGAATAAAAGTTTACCTACAGTACTTTCTGCGAATTTCTTTTTAGGTTTTGACATGTTATTTATTTTGTTTTCTAATAGCCCTTATTTCTTGTCTCTTAAGTTTTTTAATTCTCCTTTTAATTTTTCTTTGACTTGTATTATCTGTTTCTGTAATTTTACCTTCATCCATTAATTGGTTTATTGCCTCTTCTTCTCTAATTTGATCAGGAGTATCAGTTGTACCCCCAAATGTTGACTTAGGATCTTTTTGTTTCAAAGGGCTTTTTGCCATAAACGGTGAACTAAATCTACTCATAATTAATTATTTTTTTTCGTCTCTCTTTTTTTGACGACTTTGTCTTTTCTCTAATCTTTTAGCTTTTGCTGTTTGTCTTTTTGTTTCATCAGACATACCAGATTTTTTACCAGATTCTACAGCAGCTTTTTTAGCTTTTTCGATTTTACCAGCTGTTTTTTCTCTTCTAGCTTCTCGTCTATTTTGTTTATTTGCTGCTCTTCTATCTTTACCTTCTTGTCTAGTTTCTCCTTCTTTATATTTTAATCTTTCCTTTTTACCTTTTTTCTGTCTTCTAGTTTTAGGTTCATCTTCTGCCATATCAGTATTTACTGATGGATCAGGAACACGTAACGGACTTTTTGCCATAAATGGCGAACTAAATTTGCTCATAATTAACTTTTTTTATATGCTTCTTTCTCCCAAGGAAGATTTTTAGCACCTTCTTTCATTTTAGATCTGGGATAAATTTTACCTTTCCAGTAAACATTTTTATCGTCATAATCAAGATCACCTCTTTGCATTTGATCATGATGTACCATTTCATGATTAATAATATCTTGTTCTTGTAAGGGTGATTCTACATCTTTATTAATTAAAATGCTTCCGTTTCTATCAGCTTTACCTAATACTCCTTCTTCTAAAGGCACGTGATAAACAGGTGTGTTATTTAGAGAATATGGTGGGTTACTAAGTTTAAATGCCATTAGTTTTTTGGAAACATTTTGTTTAAAGAATTTTTTCGTTGCTCGCAGCCACAGGGTATATTTAAACCCTGTGAAACCGCGTCAACAACTTTTTTAATTCCAGTTGCTTTAGTAAACTTCTCTACGTCGTCGCCTAAGCCTCTAGATTTCATTATGATACTACGATAGCTGAAATACTAATTCCTGATGGATTTTGTACTTTAGCTTTTACACCGCCTGGATTAGCAGTTAATGCATAATTAATTGCGTCTCTCATTGAAGGAGTAGTTCCTGTAGACGTGTGTGTAACTGTGATTAGATCAGCTCCAGTTGGACCAGCGTTTAAAAAGATCTTAGTTGAAGTTCCTGAATCTGCTTCTACATACATAATGTTTTCTGCGTTAATGATTAAATCCCCACTGTCTAAGCCAGAGGCAGATGAATCAAGTGAAATGTACTTTGCCATAATTTTGATTTTTGATTTTTGTTAATGATTGTTGTGAATGTTTATATGTTGAGTTTTATACAGACTCTACTGTTTAATTTGCGTATAAAGATTTTCCTGATGCCTTGTCTGCTTTCTTTGCAGCCTCTGCTGCTCTTACTTCTTCAATTGCTTTTCGTTGTGCCGGTGTTAATTCCTTCCTCATTTGCGCCTTTGATTTTTTGTTATTTAAAGGACCTCTCATTTCAGCACCTGTTGAATGATGACTTTTACTCCAGTTCCAACTACCGTGAGCATCATCAAATAATGCTTCAGCGTGACCTTTATGACCTTCAGCCATTTCTTTTTTACCTCTTTTTACATCTTCTTCTTCCCAAGAGTTTGTAAAAACTTTACCATGTTTATCTAATGGCCCACGCATAGACATACCCATGTCATATGGTTTACCTACATTTAATAAACCAGAAGCTTTATCGTCTACAGGCATGTATTTCATTAATGAATCGTGTGGAGTTTTTCCTTTAGACAGATCTACGCCTCCACCGACTGCGCCTGAATGATGTTTATATTTTCCCATTTTTATATATATTTATTTATTTACTTGCGTGATAACCTGCTAAAACTTTATTTGCTTCTGCTTTTGAAGCAAAACCGCCTCTCCAAACTTGATTGCCAGGTTTTTTATTGTTTATTATTACATATTCGCCACCTCTTTTTTGCACACATCCAGGTCCACCCTCAGATTTTGCACAACCTTTATCTAGTGGTCCTTCCATTCTATTAGGAATTTTTTGACCATATTCAAAAGCTTCAAACTGTCTTTGATGTAAGTCTTGAAATTTTTCTTTTTTTCTGTTCTTTTTTTCATCACTCCAACCCGCTACTTTTTTACTAAAACGTTTATTTCTAGGTTTACTCATATCAGGATCTGTTGGAAAAGCTGTATCACCACCTAAAATAGTAAGTTTATCTTCTACCTTAGCCATTTTTTTATTAGGATAATGCAAGGGTGCATCACTAGCGTGATCATCTACAGCATTATACTTTAAAAGATTTGCTTTATGTTCTGTTGTATGTTTTGATATCCAATTCATAATATATTAGCTTAATGCGATTAAATTTTCTACACCACCTTCTGTTCCTGTAGCATATACTTGTACTACACTTACTGGTAATATTTCTCCCTTAACTGGATTATGAAACGTTACAGCTTCATTGTTTACAGTTAATACTTTTAATTTTGAACTTGCAGCGTATGTATATGTTAATGTAGCATCTGCAGCGATACTATCTTGTGCAGATAATACATAGTTACTTGCATCTGTTACAGAAGCAATTGTTAATCCAGCGTCAGGTAAACCAGTACCTTTCACTAACATACCAGCTTTAATAAGTGGGTTAGGAGATTTCAACCCAACGTTAGTTGAGTTAGTTACAGTATTGTTGTCTGTTGTTGTTGTTACTGGAAGACTAGCTGGAGAATCTCCAACATATAAATTATATTGCTTCCAAGCACCTTGAGGTGTTTCTGCTTTAGTTCTGCCATCTATCAATAAAGTATCACTTACTGATGGAACAGCTGCTGAGCTATAAGCTTCTGTGTAATAATTTCTAATCATTTTTTTTTTATTTTTATATTACTCTGTATTTAGTTTTTCCGTTTTCTCTATAAGCTTCTAAGCATCTGTTTCTATTTACATCTTCAGAGACATAACTTATATGTACCCAATCGGGATTTACATCTGTACCGAACTCCCATATCATCTGATCGTAATCTAAGTTAGCCTTAATCCAATTAAACATTTCTGCATTGGACATATGACCATACGTGTCATCAATATCGAGAGCGCAACCAATACAATGTTGGGAAGAGGTACTTCCTCCGATTGCAGAGTTGAGTTCTGGTGAGCGATAGAAACTATTAATAGCTATTGGACCACCTACAAATTTACGTAATGGTTCAAAAACTTTTTCAGCAATAGTTTTCATGTTTATTAAATCTTGCTCTCTGGGAATATTGTCAATACCTAACCGAGTGGCTGTATTAGATTTAATAGCCTCTTTAAGCGATATGTGTTCACTTATTCTATCACTCATAATAGTGAATTTTTACTTAGCCCTTTGTGTTATAGGGCCAGCTTTATACATAGGCATATCTTTTGATACTTGCATGGGGTCCATACCATATCTTGGATTACCTTTTTTTAAGTTTGATGCTTTATGAGGTCCACCCCATACCGCATCAGCTCCTACTTGTCCTGGATTTTTTGCCATAATTATTTATATTTTTATTTTTATTTCTCCTCCGTCTTCTAAATCTTGCACACCGACTCTTTTATATGAACCTTCACTATGTGCTTTTCTAGCTAAATCATCATATTCATCTTGATCAATATAAGATCCAGCCATCTTTTTATACTTATCATCTAACCATAAAGTGTCTCTACTTCTATCAACAGTTCCTTCTTGCCAAACATTAGGTCTTTTATTTACAACATAAGCTTTATCTTTATTTGGATCTTTAGGTTTTCTACCTCCACCTATTAAACTAAAAGGTGAAAACATATTTCCGTATTGATCACCTGTAGGATCTCCCGGGGGAGGAACTGGTTCGTCCATTTGTCTTGTTGCAAATTGATTAGCCATTTCTTCACCTTGCCATAAAGCTTTACCTTTATCCTGTATAATCTGGTTATTAGTTAAATTACCAGTTATATTATCAGGGTTAGGTGGTGGAATTGGTGGAATTGATTCTTCTCTAGGAGTAATTCTATTTGTGTCTTTAGGGCTATCATGATCGTGTGGAGGTACGTTACCTACAGTTGTAGCTTTACCAAATAAACCACCAACGATTTTCCCTACTCCAGCAATCGAACCTTTGTTTTGCAAACTTTGGACCTTTTTTGCATTTTTACTTGCCCAATTACCTGTTATTCCTGGTAGTATCATGATTACTTACTAGCTTCTAGTTTCTTAATAACAGCTTTTAATTTAGCTATTTTTTTATCAACATTAGAAAGTTCTTTTACTACTTCCTCTTTTTTAGATTTTTTTGCCATAATTTTATTTTTTATCTTTGTTAGCATGTTTAA